TGCTGCAAAGTAAGTAGGCGATACGCGAGTACGAAGCTCAGTAAAGATAGAGTCGGCCGGCTGAAGCTTTGCCCCGCTTGTGAAACGTCCAAACAATTGATAGAGCGGATCGCCGCGTGCATACACTCGCCGATTAGGAAGCTTTCCATCAAAGTCCTTCGTCTGTACTGCCGGGTTAAACGTGTAGGCTTCTTGAACAAGGCCAGCCCGTAAGAGTTCGTCGCAAATCGCACCACCCAGCGAGTGGCCAGTAGCGTACCACGTACCTCCTCCATACTTGGCCTTCCACCCTCGCACAGTTGCCAAATCCTGGCGACACCGAGCTGTGTTCGCAAGTCCATTGAGTGGGATTGTAAGGTTAGCAGACCAGTCGTCGCCGGTTGGAGATCCTTGTGTACCGCGCACAGCCACAACAAAAACATTTCCGTGCCGATAAAGCAAGTCTTCACGGGTCTTTGCGATCAAGTCCCATTTTCCGACATTGACTGGGACACGGTCATTAAAGATGGCGTAGGCTTGCTCGCACATTTTTTGCATATCACGCGGCTCCACGGCACCTTGAATCGTAGAGGTCGAACGCGGCGCAGGTGTCTTTTTCGTAAAGATATCCTGAACACTCTGAACACTATTCTGAAGGTTGCTTTGAAGATCTGAAAACCACCCACCACCCTCTTTCACGACGCGATAGCCGTGATGGGTTTCGATCGAATGGCCCATTGCTTTGGCGCTTTCCTTTAATTGGTGCAGCGGGGCATTCATATCCTCAGACGAAGCAAATTCGCGACGAGCAATGTTCGTAGTCACATCCCTACCGAAAAGCTTTCGCAGCGTATTCGATTTCCAAGTCATAAAGGCATCACGAGTGGGGTACATTTCGTTTGAAGAGTTGACAAAGATGTAATTACGGGGCTGCTGCTGTTCACGTAGTGAGTAATTAATATCCATCACAAGTGATTCAGGGAGGTGAATCGTAATCGGGCCATACTTACGACGAGTCTTATGGTCTCGAATGATAAGGCGATGCTGAAGGACCATAAAGACGTTCCCTTCCTTACAATTCGAGTCGTCCTTATCAAAGCAAATGTAGACTTGGGCAAGATCACCACCGCGAGGCGGCGGGATACGTGAATGAAACGCAACGAGGAGCTGGCGCTGCGAACCACGCTCTACATCTGTGAGCATCTTGTCCATTTCCTCCCATTCCTCTTTTGTCACCCAGTTTTTCTCCTCTCGCGCAGAGCGGGTGTTCTGGTCGACGAGCGCTTCGCGATCAACGTGGAGTCGTTTAAGCAAATCAGCCCATTCGGCTCGAACTGCCGCACTGACAAAGCCGAGCACACTTGATGAGAGCTCGCGTTCACGCTTAAAGAGGGAATTAAGTGCGTTCGTGTAGGCGACACGGGTGGCCAAGGGGGCGTCAAGGCGCTCAACAGAAGCTGGGTCAAGAAGGATGTCACTAAGTGCTTTGCCATTGAAAGCTTTTTGAACCGATCGTAGTTGCTTTGTGTAGGCAGTCTTTGAACCATTAGAAAGGGTTGGCGACGCCGTCACCAAGTCAAGGAGTTTAGAATCTTTCACCATTAGAATGGATACACAAACCCTTCAAACTGGGGGGCTTAGTGCTGGGTTTATTTTTGGCGCTGCGTTGCTTTACAAACTATATCACGTCATCAACCATCATCGGATTCGTAGTCGATGCTGTGGTCAAACGCTGGACGCCAGCATTGATATAGATGGAACAACCGCGACCTCTCCGACCCCCTCTCCACAAAAGGCTACAACCTCCTTACCGGCCATCAAGATTTCTGAAGCCACTCAAACTTCGTAAGCCTAAAGTGGATATACCGATAAGTAAGGATGCCCAAGGACTTCTCAACATTGCTAAAGCATATGCATCGAAACGAAATTCAAAGGGTGTCCAATCGTGCCTCGCATACGCGTTCGAATTCCTACATCCCGACTATAAACATATCATTTCCGGTCTTACCCGATGCTTTCATTCAACATTACAAGAAAACGACTTCTACGAGTCCGTCAGGAGAGCCTCCCCAGCGCCCTCGTTGCGGTAACACGCAAACAGCTTCATGCCCTTTTCAACAATGTCAAAGTCTTGCGTGTCCTGGAAGCAAAACGAATCAATTGTCCACCAGCACTTCCACCCTCGTTCACGGAGATACATGCGCACTTTGTCTTGAACGGTGGTGTCAATGTTCCCGTTCAGTCCGCTGGTTATGTCTGCACTCTTGAGCTGAAAGAACCCAGGCCCAACGCCAGCAATGACCGGGTGGCGCCAGTAGAGGGTCGCCTCAGACGTTGACTTGCTTGGGGTGTTCAGAACAAAGACCACGGACTTCGATACACTGCGCATGACCTCCTCAAAGAGATGCCTAGTAAGCTGAGGAAGGATACACTCAATGTAGAGGTGTAGCTCGTTCTGCTTCATAAGCTCAATTGCCCTGGCATGCTCTACGATGGCCAGCTGCGTCATAGGACGAATAATGACTGAAAGCTCCATTTGCAAAGAAGGCTTTATTTTTGTTTAAACGAATCCGTACCCCTTTACGTAACTTATACAGTGGCCTCCTCCTCGCGCATGTTGGCTTGGCTTGCTTGGTACTCGTTGCCCACTGACTGGAACATGGCCATGAGGTCACGGGCCGGGTCATAGACGGCGTCGGCTAGGATGCGCGCCTGTGTAGCGTCCAGCAGTCGCTGGTCGCGTACGATCGCCGCGATTTCCCGCGACTGGGACGACACCTGATTCTTGAGGTCCAGCACGTGCTGCTTCCAGCGTGCCGTCTCGGCGCACTGGACCGAGTACGTCTCACGAGCGCGATCAAGCAGGATCGCGTCCTTGCGCAGTTGGCGCTCGAATCCTCGCTGCATGTTGAGCAGCCTCTGGATCTCGGTCTCCTTCTCGGAGAGCGTGACGGCCTGACGCTTGACCAAGTTCTGCATGTCGCTCGCCTTGCCACGCTCGTACGCCGCTACGTCCTCGGCCTTCTTGACCTCGCGCCTCATGCTGGCCAGCGTAAAGGCGTCTTTCATGTTCAAAGCAATGCACTCTGTGCACTCGGGATGGAGATCACACAATTCGGCAGCGTCGGTACAGAGATGGCAACCAGTGTGCTTGTGAGGAGCGCTCGAGCGAGTCACACGGGCCTTAGGCATTGTATCCGACCAAAAAAAAGTAATATGATCGTGAGCTCATGAAAGAGACACTTGCGTCTTTTTTTGGTTGAGCGAGGAGCTGGCTCGGTCTTCCGGGCTGGGAAAAAAAATGTCTTGGTTAATCTCACGGATCGGAAGTAAGCTTAAGAGAGAATGATAAAAGCAAAGTCTTGACTAGCAGCTTTTCTATCTTAAGACAACTTCCGAGGATGAGATTTACCTTAGTCAATTTAAAACTGGTCCATAGTAGGGCATCGTAATAGGATTTCACTTTACTAAGCTTATCTCGGAAGTGTATTGTAAGGTTAGATAATAAATCCCTAAGGAATTATTTGTTGGGTAATAGAAGTAAGAAAAAAGACAAAAAAATCCTTACAAAAAACGCAGATTAGAACTTTGTATAAGCTTTTTTTGCTTAACAAAGCTTACTAAAAAATCCTTCATTTTCGGCCCGAAAATTTCTCATTGTCGCTGCGAAATCTTCCTGGCGGCGTAGGCGTCTCTGGTCATGCGCTATATTTTTTTCCCGGGGGGCTCGCAAAAACAGGCCGATCCACCCTCACGGGGGCAGGGCCCAAGGTATGCTCACGGAAAGCTCGACATAGTAAGGCCTGAGGAACCTTACTAGGAGCATTGTAGGGGGGCGTGTGAGTTGGCCTGGCAAGCCGGTACCCTCTATAAGCCCTATGGGCGGTGTCGATCACGGACACTTGTTCACTTGTCTTTCCGTGAGCCTACTGTGAGCCCTGCCCCTTGGTTTCGTTTCTTACTATCCATTACTGTGGGCTTACCTTGTATTGAGTACATTGCCCCATACCACCCCATACCAACCTACAGAGTACTACACTAAGTAAAATGGACCGCCTTCCTGACGACCACCCTTCGGCTGGCTTTCAGCTAGCCTCGCCGAGAGACCGCATGGGCCTTGTTTCGCCTGTGCGTGTGATCCGGGTCCCGGCCGCCTCCTCCATGACTTCGCCTGGCTCGCCGGGCACCAAGCTTAAGGCACTCAAGGCCGATGTGGTCTCTATAAAGGAGACTGTAGAGCACATCCAAGATATCATTGCCAGCGACGTTTCCGAGGCTATTGCTACTACCTTGGGCAACGAAAGCAACCTCTCATGGCTTTCAAAGAAGTTCGAGGACCATAGCGTAGCCATACGCAGTTCCTTTCGTAACCTTGAGCTGTCGATTGAGTCAGTGACTACAAAACTCAAGGAAGTTACCGAGCTTGCCGAAGAGACTTATAAGGAGGCTCCTACATACTCTCAGGTCGAGGCTCTAAGTAAGCGCATGAAGAGTATGGAGGCGGCTCTTTCCGAGATCCGGGAGGGAAGTGGCGACCTAGAGGCAAGCAAGAAGGTTCGCGTCCTAAGCCGCGAGAAGGAGTCTCTTACTGAGGCAGTGGAAGAGCTTGCCGAGAAGCTTCGCAAGAGTGAGAAGTCAACGAACAAGCTCTTGGCCGACTTGGCGCGCAAGGAGGAGCAGCTTACGCAGGTAACAACTGCGTACCAGCGCGACAAGGAGAAGCAAGAGCAGCAGCACAAGCGTCGTTCGGAGGCCGCAGAGAAGGCCTGGCAGCAGCGCAAGACTGGCTACAGCAAGAACAAGTCTGGGGCTGGGGAGCCTTCTGAGGAGAAGCCCGCTGCCTCTTCATCCTCTTCATCTTCATCTTCATCTTCATTGCAGCCTGTGCCGCAGATGAGGGTCGCTGATCCTTACGCCCCTGGAGGGGAGTTCAACAGGCTTGGCCTCGGTACTGGAAAGCCACCTAAGCAGCTGATCAAGAAGTCCAAGGTCGAGTCCGAGTCCGAGTCATCAGAGGAGTACAGTGAGAGTGACGAGGAGCGCGACCAAGTGCGCGAGGCGTGGCGCAAGAAGTCCAAGGGCAAGAAGAGTTCGAAGGACGAGTCAAAAGAGGAGTCTGATTTAGAGTAAAGAGTTGCAACCACATACAGTACCATACAGTAATCTTTCCAAGCCCTACACGACGTATGATTTAGGTGTAAACATAAACACAATCAGTGCTGATCCAACGCTCGAAAGGATAAGCGGGATAATCTCTCCAGTAAACTTGTTTCTCCACGAAAGTTTATAGGAAAAGTATTTGAGCTCTGTGCCCGTAGCAAGGAAGATTTGCCTAGGAAACTGGGGTTCGTAGACAGCGGTGTCTTCTGCTGGATTTGAAGAAGGAAAAAACTCTGCGAGGATAAGTCTTGAGTCACCACCTAGGCTTAGTGTTTGTGTGATGGTAGGCTGTGACACGGGAAGGTTATCACTGCTGACGGGAACTGTATTTCCCTCAATGATAATAGATTGAACAGGGTCCCACAAGGAATATCGGCTTGTCTCAGATGAGATGATACTCCAATAGTAGACCTGTGAATCAGAATTCCTCAGATATTGCGGTGAAGTCACAGAAGCCGTATTAGTGCTAACCATACGTGATGGCAAATACTTTAGTGAGCTTTGCGAGATACCGTCATTCATGACTTGAGCATCTAACCACGCTGATGGAATAGCAGGGCGGAGTGTTTCTGATGGGTCTATAATAAAATCATGGACCCAATAGGTTGATATTTCCCCAGTGACTTGGTTCTTATATGTATCAGCTGTAGCAGAGAAGCCTCTAAACATGTCTCTGAATGCAGTATTGCATTCGAATAAAAGAAACTCGTCGTAGACTCTGTTTGTTACGAACGAGGTCGCATTAGACTGGAGACAGCCCCATGAGTCACGCGCGTAGGCATGAATGGCATTCCTAGGCTTATCACTGTCATAGGTTCCAAAGCCATAACCATCTGCTCGGATTTCGAACACGTCGCCCTTATAACCTGGCTCTACGGCAAGGAAAAACGTAGGAGGTGATGATCCCACGACTGGTGTCGGCTTAAGGAGATTATACTGCCCAAAGTAAACACCCCCCGCAACAGGATATGAGATAACAAATAAACCAGAGCCACCATTTCCGCCTACTATGGGAGTAGTGGACAGAGCTCCACCACCACCACCACCACCGCCGGTATTTGCGACGGCACTTTGTCCACCATTATTCGTTGCACCTCCACTACCGCCACCACCAATGCCGCCTGCGCCACCCGCTGCAGTGTTACCACCACCACCGCCACCACCAAGCGTATACGTCCTTCCGTTCAAAGTAAAGACGGTTCCAGCGCCACCGGCACTTCCAAAGTCACCATTTTGTCCAACTGCGCTATCACCGCCTCCACCACCACCACCCCAGAAGTTTCCAGCAATGCCATTGCCACCAGCAAACCCTGCACCAGAAATTCCTGCAGCTCCTGGATATGATCCACCTCCGCCACCACCGCCTCCACTTGCTCCTATTTGGGGAGGATCCGGGCTGCAGCCACCTCCGCCGCCTCCAAGTAAAGTTACGGTTTGGAACGTAGTAGAGGTTCCATTAGTACCTCCTGACTGCGTCCCTTGATTTAGTCCACCAAGACCTATAATAATAATGGGACTTGCACCACCAGCCACAGTGGAAGTTCCTTGCGCGGCTTGTCCGCCACCGCCACCACCACCACCACTCCCACCAGCAGCGTTAACGCCTGAACCACCAGCACCACCACCTCCACCTACACCAACCCATGAAATAGGAAGCGCGGCAGATCCATTGACAGTAAAGTTTCCAGAGCTTGTAAACTCGTGAAAAACGTAACCATTTTGAATCACAATATTTCCACCTGTTGCCAATGTTTGTTCAGACAGTCGTGGGACAAGAGTCATGGGTGTTCCAAACATACCCGAAAACGTTCCCTTAATACGTACATTGTTCAGAGATTTAGTGAAACGATTTGCAAAGCCTTGATATGTCACAAGTTCACCATCAAAATAAGTAGCACCAATAACTGCACTACTATAAATGAAAGGGCCGCAATAGAGCCAGTAGTCAGTATTTGCAAACGGCTGCGGACTCTGAAAATCAATGGTTCCAGTTTTCGTATTTGCAATGTAAAGGTTGTTAATGGGTGAATTGGGGTCTGGATTAGCAAACGTAACTGGAGTCCCAGCCGTATAAATCTCATTTGCTTTCCATGGCTTAATATTCTCAAGCTCTTTTACCGGCGCAGAGGCCGAGTTATAGTACGTCATACAGTAAAGCTGAACATTCAAACTCAAATCAGTAACTGAGTTGACTCTGGTGTCTGAAGTAATGATCTTGTCAAGTATAGCACTGGGAAGGTCGCCTGAAAATAGTGCATCATAATCACTTGCAAAGCAATTTGCCAATCCTGGGTTTACTACATTATCAAGGTAGTATGAAGTACCATACCCGTAATAATAAGAACTACCAGGCACTGGTGTATTATTGGTGACGGTGTTTGCGTCGGATGGCTTCCATTGAAGAGGCTTGTAGGCAGCAAGATTAAGCTGCGTTGTGAATGCTGGCGCAACTGGCCGGTTTGCGTATACAATCGCAGCACTTGTTTGAGGCATGTTAAAAACCGTGTCAGGCAAAAACCCAAGAAGCCACGCTGAAGTCAAAAAGTCTGTGCGCGTAGGATTTGTTGAGACATAAATCGGCCCCATTTCCATATTAGGAAGCGTAACAGACGTATCAAGACACTGAACTGTTGTCGAAGCAATACCCTCTGAAAAGTCAAAGCAAGGAACAGATCCCGCACTTGCATTTCCTACTGGCTGGGTACTCAGTCCAAATGTAAGGGTGGCCATGTTATCACCATTCACAATGTTAGTTGAGGAGGGGACAGGAATTTGAGTACTTGATGGAAGAGTCTGTGTTGAAGCCGCCCCTGCAATCGAAACAACAGGCGTTGCATAATAATCCGTTGCACAGCCATAAAGAACAGCGCCAAACCCAGCTGCACCAGATGGAGCCTGTCCGTCTGCAATTAGTTTATTTTGCTTTGCGGTACATGGCACAATAATCGTATAAATGTTGTTGACGTTTGTATACGAAGTGATTGGATAGAAATCAACGCAGCTCTTAAAAAAATCAGGAAAGGTACCATACGTTCCATAAGCAACTGCTTGTGTCATCAGGATCTGATCAGTACTTATATTTGCTGGAGCAACAAGAAAATTTTTAGTCATACGCAGCTGGTATTTGCCAGGGGATCCTGGAATCGCTTCTGGTTGTGCAAAGAATGGCAGATTCACAGCTGGAGAATTCGGAACCCAGGGTATCCACATGCCAAATGCTCTCTTTAACGCTCGATTGAAGGAAGCAATAAGACCAGCAGTATCAAGGTTAAAGTTATACTGACCTTGCCAGTATGCACTGTTTGGGTTGTTCTCGATGTAAGCTTGAAGAACACCTTCACATGCAGGGGCTAGTTTCTTTTCATTACCATTGAGAAGAGTCGATGGAAACCCCGGAGATGACCTTGAGTATTTGATGGGTAGACTTGAGCCACCGGTACTCATAAATGAATAGTAAAATGCAGTTGCAGAACCAACGTCAACTGGATTGGCTCCTATGGTTGAGCCATTATACGTAGACGGAAATAAGGATCCCGCCCAATTCATCTCAAAGCCCACAAGCGACTGAAGCTGGTTCACGTCATTAGTAGGGTTTGATGGTCCTGTATCAACCTGGGCAATAAACGAAGGAAGAGCTTTCGTATCGATTGAAGCCTTTTCAACAGCAATCTGGTACGCACTAGTCTTTGGGACGATATTCGTAGTGCGCATCTCTTGGAAAAGAGCAACTTCGCCATGAGCACCAGTATCTTCCACTGCGCTACCAGCAAGATACGTTGTATAATAGCGAGGTTCGGCGCCTGGAATAACATCAGCGGAAATCTGTTGGCCGTTCAGATCACCTAGGCCTAGGCCGCTACGTTGGCGCTTTGCATTTAACATGATACAAGCCTTTACTTTCCGCCTTTCCTTTCCTTACTTTCCAATTTTCTTAAAGGTTTCTTCACACACTGTTAGGTCTGGGTTTCCCGTAGCAATGAGGTTTTTAGAGTAAGTAGAAATGGGTAGGTCCAAATTCCATCCACGTACGACGACGTGACGACCACATGTGGCTACTGAACCCTTTTGCAACTTTTTCTCATTGTAGTAGACAGGACCAGGATGGGATTGAAGCAATTCATGAACAAGTGGTCTGACCTCTCCTAATTCAATCCTTTCCCGTTTATCAAGCCATGCTCTTTCTCCATCCGGCTTTATCCCATACGAATCAAAATATTCCACGTTATTTCCCTTCTTACTGAGACATGTCCAGTGGCCTTTTACTTTTGATTCCGTGAGGAACAGAATGACAACAAGCCCGTCTCCACTGGGAAAGAGGGTTTGTAGTGTCTCCTTGGCCAAATCAGGATAAGTTATAATCCTCACATTTCCCAACAGTTTACGTATGTCATCTTCGCCGAGCTCATAGTCAGCCACTGTCGTAAAGTCAAAGCCTTCCAAACCACCCCCATCTCCCTCGGAAGCCATTAAAACGTAGGAATGCCTAAGCGTTCGTCAGTCAAGATTATCGGAAGTAAAGCACAGGTCTTCCACGGTAATGCAACGCACACCTCAGGTGGTCTGAAGAAGGCTGACTTGGTGAAGAATAAGCATGGCCGTATTGTCTCGCGAAAGAAGCAGGCAGCTGGTCTTAAGTCGATTCACTTTTTGATTGATGCTGGTTATGAGCCAGTGAAGGGAAAGTTTGGTCATGCGGGCAAGAAGGGTGGTAAGGAGACAACCCCTGAGGAGGGAAAGCCTGCAGAGACTAAGGTGGAGGATGTTAAGGTAGAGTAAATGCGTTGAAACTTAAGCCTTACGACGTTTAGAGGCCTCCTTTGCAGCCATAGCAATTGTAACATTAGGGTCCTTTGCCTTGAGTTCCTTGTAGACTTCCGCCACAAGCTTACTCCACTCGGAAACCTTACGTTTAGGCTTCTCAGTTGCGGCACCGCCATCACGTTTGCGAAATAGGGACGGCTGCTGGCCGGGAAGCCCTTTATCGGCAACATCCTCCTGGACAAAACGTTTTTCAGCTCCTGGAAGGCCCAAAAACTCTGCAACCTTACCCAAATTAGCAACCTCAACGGCGTTATATTTACGACCAATCTGCCCAACGTTAACAATGTCATAGGGATTGTTTCTCGCCTCCCACTCATCTAGTGAAATGCGGTATTCGCGTCGATTTGCGTTGGCAATACCTCTCATGGCCGGTGTTACATCCTCAACGCGAACCACAGAAAAACGGTCAATCTTTTCAAGCACTTTTCCAATGAAAGTAACTGGGATGCGGTCATTTGGATTACGAGCATCAGGATTTGCATAGATTTCTTCAGGGTGGCGCCCAGCATGCATGTAATCAAAGCGGTATGTGTCGCCCACCTGAATAGCAGCAAAGGTGAATAAGCCACCTTGCAGTTTACCACTGCCACAATCCGCGCCACCCTGTCGCTGGCGTCTTGCAGGTGGCTGGCCATCGGGGTTGGCATCATCTTCGCGAGGCCTGATCTTCGCGTCCCGTACTCCAGCGTCGGCCTCTGAAAATTCACCCCCACGAAGATCTGATAAACTCTTCTTGGAAGTCTTTTTGCCAAACTGGCTTAAGTCATTCAAAGTTGGAACCTTTAGCTGTTCGTCAGTTGCATTGTAGAGCTTATTTCCCAAGGAAAGAACATCCAATGCCTTTGACGGGTCCTTTGCTGCGGCCGATGCAACAGACGATGCGGCCGCAACACCCTTATCAACCAAGTCCTTGAAAAAGTTGCCACCATTAAGGGGCTGTCCATCGCGGGGATGCTTACCACCACTAAAGAAGCCTTCGACTGGGACAATGTCCTCTGGATTTGGGAGTTCCATCTCTGAGCTCTTAGGAAAATTGACGTAGTCTGTCTCTGGCGGATTTGAATGAACAGCATCACGGGGATTGACCACAAGACGCTTGGACGAGGAGTCTGTCACAAGCTCGCTGGTATAATTATCAAACGCGTCTTCAGCAAGCTGAACTGGGTCAAACGGTACGCCTCCCGCGCTGAGAAGAGTTGCAGTCTCAAGTGCGGCAGAAAGTGTTGTCGAGATCGCTGTAACCTCATCCTCGGTAAGATCAAAGGGACCCTCGTCACGTCCCTGGCCACCATGAAGCATAGGCAACCTACTGTCGCTGCCCATAGGAGCACGATGAGAATAGCGGCCCTTCGAACTCATCCCAGAAAGAACGTCGGTCTTGTTTTCCATCATACCTCCTTCCTCCTGCATTGCATCGGAATCACTATCAAGTTCCTCTGCCATCGCAGACGTGCGATTCTTAAGCATACCCTGGGCGCGCCTTTCGGCTTTCGTGAGATCACCGCGGACATAGCGCATACCACCAGTGGGTTCTGGTTCAATCCTATTCGTGTTTGGCTGCGCGGTAGCCTGCGGTGTAGCGGATGGAGTCGCTGAGACTGAAGCATTCGTTGCATCTGGCACTGGCACAGTCGTGGGTGTTGTTTGCGGGGCCATGACTTGAGGAGGCGCATTCGGAGTCGGAGCAGCCGGCAAAGCAAACTGCTTGCGAAATTCCCTCTCAGCATCAAGGGCTGCCTTTGCTTGGATTTCCTGACGCATCTTTCGAGCAACATCGAGCTTCGCCTGGTTTACAGCGGAATCCAGTTCCCAGTTTGCATAAAACGAGCCCACGGACTTGTGAGCCATCCTCATAGAATTCAATACGGCATTAACAGAACCGCCAATAACTCCCATTGCCGAAGACTCTGTATCACCAGTCACAAAGTCAATAACGTTTTTAACGCTCATTCGAGCCATATTTTGGCGGGCATACCAACTCGCAACGGGAAGCCCAAGAGTTCCAAGTGCTCCAGCAACGTAAGAAGCTGGCTCTCCAAACATTTTCTTGGTCAGTGGTAGGAATCCCGACAGAAATCCTTCTGATAGAGTATAATCGCCTTGATCTGGACCAGCACCCAACATAAGCATAACAGCACCTGCACTCATCCCAGCAATACTGGCCTTAACCACGCTATTTAGAAGTGTTCCGTTGCCAGTAGATGCCTTTACACCAATATTACGAGGTATAAGAGTCTGCGATTCAGCCGCAGGAATCGATCTACGCCGAGCAGCCGCACTCTGTTGAAGCATGGTAGAAGTTCTCTCAGCTACTCTAGCTGCGGATCGAGGAGTAAGCTTTTTTGTAGCCTTCTCTATTGCCGCCTTTAGAATCTTGTCAAATTGAGTAGTGATAAGTTCCTCATTAAGACCAGCCGTATCGGGAGCCGTTTGGGCCGTAGCGTCCGCTGGGGCTGCAAGAGCCGCAGCGTCCACCAGGGCTGTAGGAGCCGCAGCGTCCGCCGGGGCTGCAGGAGCCGCAGCGGCTGCAGCGTCCGCACCAGGTGCAGCGGGAAAGTCTCCGGCAACATCGTCAAGTGCATCGGCAAACTCCTCAGGTGGGGCGGCTAAGTTTTCAAGCGCGGTTGGGGCAGCAGACTTACGGCGTGCTCGTGCTCCGCCATCAAGCATATTACCCATGATAGGAGCCCCGTCAAGTAAAGGCATACCACCGGATAAGGAAGGAAGCTTAAGCTCGTTTCCGTTTCCAAGCAGAGCCCCGCCCATCTTTGTACGATGCCTTTGATCGTCCCGTTTAAGAACTGGCTCACCAGTGGGCGTACCAGTGACATTTTCACCGTAATAATCCTTACCAAGATTTGGTGTCCCAGCCTTCTTTGCGTCAGAACGGAGTCGTACAAGGCGTTGGAAGGCAGAATAAAAGGGCTCTGCCTTCAAAGACGGCATTAGTCTTTGAGCCCTCATAAGTTCCCTGAATCTCCAAGCAAAGGCACCGAGCTGCTTATCATCCATCGCATCAAGTTCGTTCAGTGTAGCTGTAAATTCTGCTGGCTGGAGAGCGGCAATTTCCTGGGCTCCCAGATTTAAAATATCACCCGGCTTCCTGCCACCCGGCGCTGCAGGTTGAGCGGGTGCTGCTGCTGGAGCAGCTGGAGCCTGGGCTGGTTCGGAGGGGGCTGCAGAAGCCGGAGCAGCAGCATCAGACGGGGCGGCGGCTGTAGACGCATCCGGGGCGGGCGCAGCAGCTGGGACAGGCGCAGCAGCTGGGGCAGGCGCAGCAGCTGGGACAGGCGCAGCAGCTGGGGCAGGCGCAGCAGCTGGAGCGGGCTCAGCAACTGGAGCGGGGGCTGGTGCCTCTGGAATACCCTCGTTAAGCGCCTGCAAGGCTGAACCAGGACTAAGGGATGTAGTACTTGTGGTCGAAGTTATGGCTGTATCAGGCGCACGCTGAGGTGCTTGCAATGCAGTAACTGGGAACGACCCAACAATGCTATTAAGCTGCTGCAAGGCCGACCCAACAGATTGTGTACGCTGCGCAGTAGGCCCAATAGCTGCGGCGCCAAGAAGGCGGCGCACAGCATTGTTAATAGCATCCTGAGTTGATGGCTCCACTGCGTTTAATCCAATAAGTGCCGAGTTTACGTCTTTAATGGAGTTCTTAAACGTCTCAATATTTTTCTTTTGGATTTCCGTGGGCTTTTCATCGTTCTTAGGCAAGTAAGTCTCATCTGTAAGGTCATCCTTCAGTTCCTTTAGCTTAGAAATGATTGCCTGTGCAGACTTAACATTTTGGTAACGACGAATGTCAGGAATTGTCTCACCAGCTCGTAGAGCCTGAAGATTTTCAATGCGATCGGTCTTTTGAACAGTGCGAAGGTCAATAAGAAACTTTTCATCCGCACGGCTAACAAGACCAAGACCCTGGTGCCAGTCGTCATAGTTAAGTTTTGCGCCTTCAATGTTATCATGGCCAACAATAGCCTCGTTTGTATAATGCGTATTGGTCCACTTGTGCGCAAGCGGGTCTACGTACGTTGGAAGACGAAGCTGGCCAGGGTGTGAAGTCCTGAAAATTTGAGCATCGGCCGCATAGGTAGTAGGCTTACCAATGCTTCTAGCATTTGCAAGTGCGTACCAGTGAGCAGTGGATCGTTCGTAAACATTACTATTGTTTTCGGATCGCGCCTGAACCTCGTGATAATCTAAATTTGAGCGACTCTCGTTAAAATAGGGATTCAAACCCATGTCGACTGACGGCGAGCCGATAAACTACCATGAATTTTGATATGCTCCCTGATTACACAATGACTTTGTTCATTTCAATTGTTGTGTCTATCTTTCTGATCCTCTTGGCACAGTTCACACGAACGTGTTTTGATTGCCTCGGACCATCAGATGAAAAACGCAACTATGATTTACTCGAGGAGCCCTTCGATAATGGCCAGTTCTGCACCTGTTGTACGGAGCCAGTCGAGAACCCAAACTTTCCATCACCCGTGCCAGTCTCTGACCCTCTGAACGATGCAATCAGTGACATTAGTGATACTAGTGATTCATCGTACTACCCAGAGACTCCTTATGCAAGCGACAGTAACCACGAAGACACGCATGTAGACAGCATCTGGGTACGCCGCCGCCGTCGCCCGCGCCTCGAAAGGGTTCGCGTTGCCCCCTTCTTTGAAAATAACCTAGACGAACTTCCGTTTCAAGCATAAGTCATTAATCTCTACTCTCTTCCTCGCCTGAATCAGACTGCTTTTCAGTGTCGGGCTTCTCTCGTTTAGGCTCTGGCGCAGAAAAGAGGCCGCTAGACTTGCGTTTCTTTTGATCACGATGCTCCTCCCGATCTTCGTGTAGTAAATACGCCCCATTCTCGTGAATTACAATAGGCGGAAATGAAGTACGTAAGCAAACCCAGCGGGAAGGAATGTGGCGCATTTTCCTTATCTCGCGGCCATCAGCACCAGCGTACGAACCAAGGAGCGTGTTCAGTTGCTTTAAGCTTGCACCGTTAGGAAAGATGCAAAACTGATTGCTTTCGCCAAGCCATAGACGAGTCCTTTTATAATCAGTCAAGAGGTGCGAACAATTCAGGATGGAAGCTGCTGCGTGACGCCCAGTTGTAGCAATCATGTCCACAACTCGTTGAATTGCATGGAACACTTGCTTATTAGAGCGTTCGAATCCTTCAATGTCGTCAAGGACAAGTAAGCTTTCCTCAAAATAGTCGAGTTCAGGCGGATCATCCACCCATCGCTCTGGGTCGATACGCTCCGCCGCCTTTGCGTCATCAATCGTAGTGTCTTCCTTCAAATAGGACACGAGACGAATAGGCCGCTTAGGAAATAAACGCTCATAGCGCTTAATAAAGTTTCGAGCAATGTAAGACTTTCCACTTCCACTTTTACCACCAACCATTATTACATCACGCCCCTTAGGATCATGAGTAGGCTCTAGAGCAAACTTTTCACCCTTGTTTAGCGTAATAGGTCCCTTTGATTCTGCGTCTTGGTCTAGAATAAGGACGTCACCGTCACGAGAACCAGCGCCATAGATGACAGCAAGAGCGGTCTGCGAAGCGCCCTTTTTAAGCTTTCCTGAAACGATTGAAAGCATTGTAGGCCCACGTTCACACTACATCACGTTACGTAGTTTACGAAGTAATGTTTCAGAGGCTTTATTTATGTATGAACTTGTGAATTTTCTAATCAGACTGCTGTTCAGCCGATAGGTCGTAGAGACACCCGCCAGGCATCATGTGTGAGCGCTGGTCGGGAGCATCCTCACGGCATCCCTGGCAAAGGATGCGACGGGGCGCCTCTTCGACGGGCTTGGAAACTGCAGAAAACGCAGAGCTCTCCGTGCGCGTAAACTTAGATCGCTTAGGAGCGGGTGGCGGTGCAGCGTCGTCGCGGCGTGTGATCTCTGGGGGTGTAGCGACTGGCGCAGGAAGTCCGCGGGGCACAGCCAGTGAAATGGGAGACGGCTCCTCGGTCTCGTTTGAGATCACAAAGCCCTCAGGCAGCATAGCCGTTGGCTCGACGTTCTCAAAGATGATCTCACGCGCACGCAGGCAGCACGACATAGCGCCATTCACAAGCGCAAAGTGGCTTACGGTGAACTTGAGGCTGTGAATGAGACCCTGGCGCAAGTCGCCTGGGCCAACGAAGCGCATCTTAGGCTCGCCGATTGCAATAGCCCCGCGGCGGCGGAGGAGCGTGGCGACCGTCTTGGCTCCCGACGGCGCCGTGCCAGTCACAATCACAAAACGCGTTGCGTTGGGCGGCAGGCTCTCAATCTGGTCCGTATACTGCACATTTGAAGTGTATGAACCCTGCTGGGTTTCCTTGAGGTCAAAGGACTCGACCTCCATGCCACGACCAGCAACGCGGAAACGCAGCAGAGTGGAAAAGTTGGGCGAGCCATCAGCATTGTAACGAGCCAAAGGCTTTGGGTGCTTGAGAGCAATAGCCGTGCGATCCTTGCGAATGAACTCGGCGTCCTTTGGATTGAAAAGCTTGTCTGCGTTCTCAATTGCATGCTCCTGCAGCTCGAGATCAAGGCCGTGCATTGACTCCCAGATTGCTGGGGTCATCTTGACTGCAAAGGAAAGGTTTCCACGGCCCTTGCTCATAACCTCGGCAACTGAAGTGCACTCAAGTGGCATGGTCACTGGATAGCACTCGACTGGAGGATGCCCCTTGCTAATGAGTTCAATGGAATTCATACCACCGAGTATGTTCACCAGCCCGGTCGTATCGCCCTTCTTTGCAGGCTGAAACTGGATGACCTTCTTCCATTCCTTCTTAGATGGTAGTGTGTGTGCCATTCTACGTAGTATCACGCTTACTTTCAGAGTAATCTCGTGTAATCACACTTTTTTATTTGTTTGAAACACCAGCTACTCGTCCTCAGACTCTTCCTCCTCCTCGTCGACCTCGCCTCGCTGCCTCTTACGCGCCAGTGCGGCCGCCTCTCGATTACGTCTACGACGCTCTGCACAGACTTCACACTTTGTATTAATTTGCTGAACCTGACGACGACCCTCTTCCAAACCTTGCTTGTAGGCGATAGAAAAAAAAGACTCGTGTAAAATCTTTATGACATCAGTCTGATTTAATTCATGTAGACTCTGCCTATTAGTGATAAGCTGTAGCAAATCAGCAGTCCTCTTGGCGCGTGCTACAACAAGTTCTGGAGTAGCAGGAGGTGGGTTGGAAAGTAAGGTTTGCAGATCCTCCTTATATCCATCTAGTTCGCTCTGCTCCATTCTACGTTGCTCCTCTTCCCATGAGGTATGCTTGCCATCTATCCAGCGCCCGGCCATTTTTTTTAGGTATAATCACAAAAACTCAAAAACGCTCATTAATTAATTATGAGCGTTCGTAGCGTCAGCCGATCCGAGACTGATAAGGCTGTACAAAAGTCTAGGGCGTATGCGTTTACCATCCGTCTTGACTCTCATGCTTATCAAGATGACCTAAGCAAGGCAGCAGACTGGGTACCTGATCCCTGTCCTGATTTGTTTGGCAATACCTATGCATGTGGATACGTTTCAGCTCAGGCCGTTGGAAGCGATACGGTAGTTACGTTTCGAGGCTATGCCGAGTTTAAGTCACAGATTTCCGTAGGGCAAATCACTGCCTGGCTTGGATCAAAGGCCACCCTAACCCCCGTTCTGATAAAGGATAGAGATCGTTACATTACAGAGATCCGTAATGCAAAGGATAAGTTAGACAGCGACGATCTCATTTCAAAAGCGTGGGAAGTAGGGTCTCAGGCCCGTCTCTCCGAACAAGGCAAGCGCAACGACTTCTTTGATATACGTGACATCTTAAAAAAGAATGGCCCGGTTGAGGGGCGTAAGATCATCGCAGAGGCCTACCCTGGGCATTTTATGCGATTTGCGGGTGGTATTGAGCGTCTCGCGAATATCCTCCAACCCACGCTTACAGACCGAGATTTCGTTCCGCGCATATGGCAGGAGGCGATCATCAACATTGTACAGAAACCCGCGCATAATCGTTGGATATGGTGGATATATGACGACAAAGGTGGTATGGGTAAGAGTCGCCTTACCACTCACCTTTGCTCTGAATACAATGCAATTGAACTGAGCGGGCGTTTTCAAGACATTGCACATGGATACAATTCACAGCCGATTGTTATATTCGATATACCACGCGCTGAAAAGCTTGAAATGCTTCTTGATCTATACAAAGCCGCCGAGTCCTTTAAAAACGGGGCCATCTTTAGTCCGAAGTATGAGAGCTGCCTAAAACGCTTTAAAGTGCCCCATGTCTTTTTCTTCTCTAATCAACCAGCTCCGGCTGGGGTTTGGAGCGCTGATCGCCTACAATTCATCCAACTGAGCACACCGCCTGGATTTTCTCCAACGTCTGTCCCTATTGACCCTTCAATTGTAGACGACGAAGGACCAACGGGAGTAATGCTTTACCAGCAGCTCTCTACTCAGATCAAGGCGCGCAGAGAAGAGGAAAGAAAAGCAAAGCATGATAGGGAAGATGGCGTTGAAATCTAAACTTTAAATTTTCGCTGAAAAGCACGCGCATTAGCATTCACAGTTTTGTGTGGTCCCCATAAAATGTGATACGAGAGATACCCAGCCCTTTTAGGATCTTTCGTGTTTAAGTCCTTTCTATGGCGATCCCTATACATTGCTCTTTGTCTTTTGTCATGCGTGAGGGTGTAGTCATCCATTCCTTTTGCCCCAAACTTGGTTCGTGTCCCGTCCTTAAATTCTGCAATCCATTTATGCTTACCATCTTTAGCGGGCTTAATTTTCATCTAGAAACGACTATGAAACGGCTGGTAGTATAGTATTTGAAATAGGATTGCGGTTAGCACACAATTAACTAATACCTCAGTCATAAATGGCATTGCTTAGGCGTTTTTGACATTACGATACACGGCCCTAAGTTGCCGTTTCGCTTTTGATTTACTCAATGGCTTACGCGACAGCGGGCGGCCTGTGATACTGTTTACTACCTTGAAACCATTAGTTCGTACTTTGCGTCGACCAACTGTTGACACCCTAGTAGATCGCCTTATTTCAAATGGCATCTCAGTCTCGGAAGTGGTGTATAGATCGCCCCCGAGCCCCCGCCGCCCGCCCCTCTTCTAAGCCCACTTCCGAGGATGAGCGTATG